AGTGAGGATATATCCTATATAGAAGTGGAAGACGAGAACAATAATAAGGGAAATTTTAATGGACAAGTATATGTGGACTTGGTAGGAGGTTATCCAGATGCTAAAAACAGTTGAAAAAAGCAAGGCTATTAAAACCACCGACTGTGCTGTAACCTATCGTGCAGGAAACAATGATGTCTTTGGCACTTGTCCAAAACACTGTGCATTAAACCCAAATAGCACTATGTCTACAAGTAAAATAGATTGGGATTATCTTGATGCTGTATTAGATGCTAAAGTACAAGGTGGCAGATCGTGGACTTATTCTCATTTTAAATTTGAGGATATATCTTTAAACAAAAACAAAAACTTTCACTTTAACTTTCTGTACAGAATAAAAGATAGTAAAAACCATACTACTATTAACAGATCAACCGATACGTTACTTGATGCTCTTGCTGTACATAAGAAAGGTTATCCGACAGTTGTAACTTTGTCAGATAAAAATGTCAGCAAAAACTTTGTTTTAGATAGTGTGCTGTTTGTACGTTGTCCGTCAGAGTATAATAAAAATGTCGGCTGTAACACTTGTGATCTTTGTTCTAGAAAAAACAGGAATTTTGTCATAGTTTTCTATGGTCATGGCAATCAAAAGAAATTAGTCGGTGAGGAGGAGCAAGGTGGCTGTTATGGTACAAATGGTAGGGTTCGGTTGCAGTGGGAACATACGAGAAAAAATGTCAGCAAAAATAATGTCAACCAACCACGCAATGATAAACAAAAGCTATTGCAGTTTGTACAGGGACTTCCTTATGGTACTAATATAAGACACCATATCGTTGGGGATGTTGGAAAACAAAATAAGCTACCTGTACAGAATAAAAAAATAGTTAATAAATAGTTTGCATTAATTTTTATTCTATATAAGAATAGTTTTTTTAATAATAAAATAGGAGAAAGAAAATGCCATATGATTTAATGGAAAATACGACTAAAATTAAACCAGATATTGCTATGGAAACAGGTCATATCTTACCAGAAATATATGAACACACTGATTTAAATGACATGTCTTTATTTGATTTTGGAGTAGAGCCTGTAAACATGCATTACTATCATAATGATACTGAACATAAAATAGACGGCAAGATGGCAGTAATCCGTTCTGACAATGGTGCTTTCATGGGAAACCACTCTAAGAAGTACAAATTAGTTCCGCATATTGATCTGTACAGGAAACACACTGAAAAATTACTTGGTGCAGATATTGGTAAATCTAATGTACAAGTTATAGATCAACTATGGGATGGTGGTGCTAAGACTAGAAGAACAGTACATTTTCTAGACCACACAATGAAAGTTAAAGATGGAGATGAGGTAACACTACGATCTGATATATTTAACTCAATAGATGGTGCATGGTCATTCCAGACATTTACAGGTGCATACCGTAGTTTATGTCTTAATACTCTTGTATTCGGTGGTCAAAAGTTTTACCATGAAAGGAGAAAACATACTTCTGGATTATCTGTAAATTCCGCCTTAGCTAAGATATCATCTACTCTTGATGTATTCACCAATCAAACCGAGAAGTTCCAGCAATGGAGCAATGCCAAAATTACCGATAAACAAGTGGCATTATTTCTGGCGCACTCTATCTGTAAAAAGAAATCTAAAACAGTGGAAACTTTAGGAGACATTGCAGATAGTACTACTATTGATACTAAACTTGTTAATACGGTGTTATCGGATTATCTTATGTACAGATATGAACAAGAGCAACCTAGCCTTGGTAAAACTATCTGGGCTTTGTATAATGCATTAACCCATTGGTCTACCCACACTGATGAAAGCTATGAAAAACTTAATAGTAAAGGAGAAATGAAAGAAGTCAGCATGGGAAGAAAAGGAAGTCAAAAGGCTAATGTACAGAAAGATAGAGAAATACTTGTGCGTGGTGCTTTAGATAGTCAAGCTTGGCAAACTTTAGAGTCATTGGCGGTTGCATAATGAATATACTTTTAACATCTAATACACAAGGCGAAGTCAATGGAGATAATAGCAACTGTATATAAACTATGTGTTATATTTATAGTTATTAGTTTATTGCTAATAATATTTTAAGGTAAAAAAAGTTAGGTATATTCTGTATCTAACTTTTTTTTTGCTTTTTTGGAGAATTTATATAGAATGTATGTTATGATATATTTTTAACTCAATACAGGAGAAAGTTATGGAAGATAAAAAAGAAAAGAAAGAGACTAAAACACAAGAGCAATTAGTTCTTAATGCATTAGATCCAGAGCAAGCTAAAAAGGTAAATGCTTTGTTTAATGCAGTTAGCAGAGCAAAAGTTAATTCTTTTGTTGCAAAGGAATTAGGATCTAATTTCAACGGCAGTGAATTTGCGATATTTAATCTGGGTGTAGTATCTGGAGAGAATAATATAATCCGTCAATTAAAAGCAATAATAGGGCAAGAGCAATGATTATATTTTTATATATTCTATCATGGTTTTTAATGATATATTCTTTGTTTGGGCTTGTCTTAATGCAACCAATTATTGAGAGCAATACGGGATATTATTCTTGGATTCATTTTATTTGTCTCTTGGCATTGCTTGGAGTTGGCAGTGCTACTTTTTTAATATTAACTTTAACATCTGATGAAAGGTAGAACTATGGATAGAAATCATTATTTTAAATTAGCATTACTTAAAATGGGAATAGCAGACACCAGAGTTGGAGACATTGCAGACGCTACGGATAAATTACATTATGCAGTTAGTTGTCTGGATGAGAGAAACTACAATTTGTTTATGTCTGCATTCTCAAAGACGTTGAACTTAGTCAATGCTTATGGAGAGTGTGAGGAGTTAAGAAAGTTTAAAAGTTCTATAACAGTGGAGAAAGGGGGGAATATATGAATTAAACTTAATAACATAATCGTTCCGTAAAAAGAAAGCCTTGCATTATTATTCCTTTGTGCAGGGCTTTTTTTATTTCCCTTGCCATGCCGTATGTTTTCTGTATATAATCCTTGCAAGATATATTTTAACTAACAAAAAAGGAAATAACATGTACGTTTCTAATATGATAAGCAACCATGGTAACAAAGTAAAAAATCAATTTGTAATAACTTTAACTAATTCTGATGCATACTTTCAGTCTTACGAAAGCATAATTGCAAGGCGAACCAATGCAACGGATACTATTGAACTAGATGTAAACTTCTGGGACTACTCCGCCACTACTAGCAAATACCTTGCAAGATTCCTAGGAGTACCGAACAAAGAGATTAAACAAAAGGTAAAGTCTGGAGAGTATGCGCTTGTAGATTTAAACAGTACACCATTAAAGGATAACTGTTTAAAACCTTTATTCAATATTGCGGGTAAATCTGGTAACCTTCTTACGTCTTATTAAACAACCTTATCCCCAAAGAAAGAGAGCCTTAGTTAATCGCTAGGGCTTTTTTTATGTGTGTTGTAAGATACGCTTTTGTACTATCAAGGGCTACCTTTCAACCTTGCCAACCAGAATATTGTCAATGCCCTAAAGATGTGCACGTATAACGTAATAAAAGGTTATCTTGTGGCTGTGGCTTGGTGGGTTTTGCTGTGTATTATTACTATATGGTTTTCTCTATGAGAATCCTAGTAGGAAAAACATATAAAAATCAAGGGTTTGCGGGCACGTAAGGGGCACTGGGGGGTACCCCATACACTGTATGCAATCACGCACAATTTTGTGTATTTTTTAGGCACCCTACCAGATTTTTTTGGGCATCCCTTTAGTTCCAACCAGAAGGCTATCTCTACAGGATATTCCACATGGATCACCTCGGCATACCTTAAGGTAGCCCTATAGGGTACAAGGTATATTACCCAACGGGATTACCCTTATTATACACCGTATTTCAGACCTGTCAAGTAAAAAATAAAAAAAAGCACATTTAAGTAACTTTTTACTTGACAACTTGCATATACGCTGTATAATATATAGACATATGTAGTGCAAATACACTCACAACCTCACAAGAACAGGTTATACATACGAGGGGTTAACGGGTTGTACTGCATCATTTTAACCTTGGGGGGTAGCACAATTAATATACTATCTCCGGAGGGAGCGTCTATGCTCCGTATCCCCCAAGACAACCTAATTACAAAGAGAGAGAAAGGGAGTGATCCAATGAGAAACTGGAATAAACCACAAGTGAAAGAAATAGCAGTAGGCCTAGAAATTAATTGTTATGCGTGTGCGGAGATCTAGAGGGTGGCAGATAAAGAATACAAAATGGGCCGAACAGGGTTGTTTGGACAAGGTAAAGAAACAACCATTAAAGGTAGCGATAAAATAAAATCTTACGAAGGTAAAAAAAATCTTCCACCAAATTTTATGAAATATCTATCTAAAACTGGCAATGTGTTAAAAATAGCAGCAAAGGCACCAAAGATTAGTGTACCTAGTATTCTTCTTGGAGTTGGTGCTAGTTATTTAGGAAATAAAATTACAAAGTATGTAGATGAACGTACTGGTAAAAAAGGTAACATTGCTGCTAAATATCTCGGTACAAAAACACCAAAAAATGATGGAAATAAACGATTAACCGCAAAACCAAATCCAGTAAAGAAATTTACAGAAAAAGCCTACGGTGGCAAAGCAATAAAAAAATACGCTATGGGTGGCGGAATACGAAAGGCAAAAACATATGGCTGATTTTCCAGACTTAACAGGTGATGGCAAAGTAACACAAGCAGACATCCTTAAAGGAAGAGGAGTGTTTGCCTATGGTGGCAAAGCCAAAAAGAAAAAGAAAATGATGGGTGGTGGTAAGGTCCACAAGAAGATGTACGCCAAAGGTGGCGGAATAAGAAAGGCACAGACTTACGGGTGAGTACAGCACTTTTAGCACAGGAAAAGAAAAAAGAAGTTACAGAGAAACAAAAGAAGTTTCTTGATGCTCTCTTCGTAAACAAAGGCAATATATCCGCAGCCTGTGAGGAAGCGGGATACTCTCCTTCTTCTAGAACTTGGCTTGTAAAAGCCCTTGCAGACGAAATTGTAGATATATCCAAAAGAGAACTAGCCGTTAATTCGGCTACTGCTGTATCTAGGGTGGTAGAATCTATGAATGATGATGGGTTGAACCCTAGACAAGAACTCAGACTAAAAGCAGCACAAACGCTATTAGACAGGGTTGGCCTTGGTAAAATAGAAAAACAAGAACATGATGTAAAAGCACTGCACGGAATTGTACTTATGCCAAGCAAGTCGGCAATGCCCATAGTGGAAGACAACGGTGAGGATTAGAAATGCACAAATGGTGGTTAGCTATTTTATTGGTGGCCTGCATAAGTTTTGGGCAAGGAGAATCTTTGGCCCAGACAAATACGGTAACATCAACGAGTAGCACGGTATCTGGCACTACTACGGTAGACAGAACGGTTGGCACAGCAAATGCCCCATCGGTTGTGGTAAATAATCAAGATGTTTGTAGCTTTGCAGCGAGTGCAGCGGTGCAGACACAGATACTAGGTTTAGCTGGCGGAGGTGCCGTTAGGGATTTAAATTGTGAAAGACTTAAATTATCTAGGTCTTTGTACTACATGGGAATGAAAGTTGGAGCTGTAGCAATGCTCTGTCAGGATTCACGAGTGTTCCAAGCGATGGAAATGGCAGGTACACCGTGTCCATATTTTGGTAAGATTGGTTTAGACGCTGCAAAAGGTTGGGCAGAAAATCCTGAAAAAAGACCCGATTATGAACGATGGGTAAAGGAGAATGTAAGGAATGAAGAAATTATTACCGATGAGGGTGCTCTTGGTATCTTCTCTGTTCTTCTTATATTACTCTTCATATAGTCAGGCACAGTTATTAGAAGAAGGCGACACTGTCGTACAGGAAATAGAAGAACAAGGCGATGTTAGAGAAGTTACGCAAACAACTACAACGGTGGAAAACAAAACCACAGAAGACATCCTTCACGCAGACACAGGTATTGTGGGCAACACCAAACATGGAGATATGGACTATGATTGGGGAGGAATCGGATCAGCAAGTATGCCAGACTGCAGCAGCTACTTTGGAACCGGAAAGTGTGGTAAGGGCA